AGAAGTCATCGTTGAAAATGATCAAGAAAGAGCCGATGAACTATCAGCATTATCAAGAGATTGGACAACACATACAGTAAAAAAAAAATTACCGACTGTTGATAATACAACCCTGTTTGCAATTGTTGCAGCAGCCCAAAAAGTTTGGCGAACAATGGGAGATAAGAAAGTAAGACGCAGACCCAGAGACGAATTCGACCATAGAGAGGCCAACTTCCAACAGGTTGCAATTACGGCTTTTTATATAGTCACTGGACAAATGTTGATGTTTCCAGGTGATACAAGCTTAGGGGCATCGATTGGTAATATAGCAAATTGTCGGTGTGTCTCATTATATGTATAATATTAGTTGTATTATTCAACTAATTATGATATTATAATTTTAGGAATTAAAAAATGAATAAAGACAATATAACAACAGCCCCTTTTTTAGTGCGCCCCTTCGAAGTTAAGAGTATAAAAGAAGATGGTGAAAATTTTATTGTTGAGGGTTTTGCGTCTGTCTATGGAAATATAGACAGTTACGGAGAGATAGTCGAGGCTGGAGCTTTTACTGAGGATTTAGCAAAGAACGGCAACGAACGCCCCATTTTATGGATGCATATGAGTGACGAACCTATTGGTAAAGGGTTTTTTACGGATATGCCTACTGGTCTTTTTGTTAAAATTATATTACCGAAAAGTGATGATTTCGTGGCGAAAAGAGTTATGCCACAAATTAAGATAGGGTCTGTAAAAGGGTTGTCTATTGGTTATTGGACATTAGAAGAAACCTACGACCGTGAAAACGATTTAGTAAGATTACAAAAATTAAAATTAAGAGAAACAAGTACCGTCACATTTGCAGCTAATGAATTAGCGCAGATTACAGCAGCCAAACAATATATTGCTCAATTCGAAAAGGCTCAAACAAAAACCCCACAATATCAATCTAAAACTAAGCATCTCCCTTTGATGTCTAAAGATACTGAATGGCATACAAAAAAAGCAATCAAAGATATTAAAGCAAATACTAATAGTATAGATAAGCCTACTGAACAATATAGCAAAGGCTTTTTATATTGTGATCCATCTAAAAAAGATTCTTTTGATGGTTATAATTTACCGTTTACATATTATGATGAAGGCGAATTTAAAGCCGTTCCCGAAGCAATTATAAAAACAGTCCCTTCTTTGTTTGGCAAAACAAGCTCAAAGTTAACGCCAGAATTAAAAGAACAATTAAAAGAACAAGTTAATTATTATTATAAAGAAATGGACATGGAGCCGCCGTTTAACAGCGGTTACATATGCATAGATAAAGTGACATTATCTCACTTTAAAAAACAAGACATACATAAAATTTTTGAAAGAGACGTAATCCTAACAAGCCAGGCAAAACAATACATTGCTGACAAATTGTGTAAAGCTGAAAAGCCTCCGCAGTCAGAAAAGAAAAGTGAATTGTTAAGTGAATTTAGATTATTATCTGACCAACTTAACGGAGGATAAAATGTCAGACGCAGTATTGACAAAAACAGAAGCTGAAGAAATGACGACTCTTGTAAAATCTATGAGAGACAAATTCCAGGAGTACGGAAAAAACTCTATTGATTTTAAAAATTATCAAGAGAAGCTTGATGTAGATTTGAAAAAACTTGATGACAAACATGATGAAATGGTAAAAGATCAAGCTTTAGCTAAGAAAAAAGAAGATGAAGCAATTGAGAGAATTAAACATCTTGAATCAACGGTTGCTATGGCTCGTAATATTAACCCTATAAAAACCAGTCCTCATAGTGTTTTTAATGCCCTAATAAAAAAAGACTGGTTTGCTTTGTGTGAGAGTGACGAACCTTTGGCAAAAGACTATGTGGATAATATGAAAACTAGAGTTTCTACTTTTGGCGATCTACCTCAAGAGGCTAAAGGGTTTGCTAACCAGATGAAAACATTAGGAACAAAAGCTTCTCCTGATCTATTGAGAACAGATATCGGCGAATTTGGTGGTTTTCTAACTCCTGTTGCATGGTCAACAGAATTATTAAAACAAATAGTTGAAACATCTCCAGTTAGAGCTTTTGCTAGAGTTAAAACATTAGCTGGGAAAACTTTGATGCAACCTATAAGACAGGGCATCCCAACAGCATATTGGGAAGGTGAAGCAGAAGCCGCACAAAGCAGTATTTCAAATTACACAACTGAAGAATTGACTACTCATAGACTACATGTAAATATACCTGTAACACATGATGAATTAAATGATAATGCCTATAATCTTTCTCAGGGAATTATTGACGATGGTAAACTTGCATTCGCCCAAGCTGAGGGCCGAGGGTTTATAAACGGAACTGGTAATTTGCAGCCTTTAGGCTTTGCTCAAGATGCTAATGTTCCTATTTATGAATCAGCTACATCAACAATCGGTTTTAAAGATGTGATTAAATTAACCGGAGAATTAAAGAGTGGTTATAATGCCCAGTACTTTTTCAATCGCCGTACTTTAAATTATCTAAGAACTTTGGAAGATCAGAATGATAGATTTCTCTGGGCTGGTCCTTTTGGCGATGCAGCTACAGGAACCCCAGCCACAATCAATGGAGAAAGGTATAGTTCAGGGTTTATTGATATGGACGATGTAGATACAGCTCTAGGAACACCTATACTTTACGCTGACTTTAGACAGTTTTATTGCATTGCAGACCGTAAGGATGTTGTAATAATCCGAGATGACGTTACGCAAAAGCTAAAAGCGATTGTTGAAATAACAATGTTTAAATGGGCAACTGGTCAGGTGATTGTGAAAGAAGCTGGAATTCTACTTAAACGTAAAGCAGTATAATAACGGAGGTTATAAAAAATGGATCATGATAGATTTTCCGACACTAAAAGTGTTGAAGCGATACCAGTGACAACTATTAGCTCGGCAACTACAACAGAAGGTACATGGATCGATACATTTAATTATCGATCTTTGACGATTGGGTTACATGTTGATTGGACAGTTGGAGACATCACATCAATTGGGTTTGATGATGCTGATGAAGATAATCAGTCTGACGAAGCTCCTCTTGATGACAGCAAAGTGCTTTATTATCCAACCCAATTCCCAATTGGTGCAGATACAATTTTGCACATTGGTTGTATTTCTAAAAAAAGGTATGTAAGGCTTAATATTGTCACACTTGGTGGAAGCGTTGATATTGATGTTGTAGGAACAGGAACTTTAGGACATGCTATAAGTAAACCTGAACGAGTTGAATCATCTGTGCTTGAAACATCTGACATTAACATAGGCGATACTGAAGGCGACACAATTGTAACTACACCTAAGAGGACAAGTTAATGAAGCTTATATTCAAAAAAGCACAAAAATATAAATCAGGGCGTAACACAATTAAAGTTACGCCTTTAGATGTAAAAAACAATAGACGGTTTGATGTTTTTGAAAAACAAGCTAAAGTCTATATCGATGCTGGCCTTGCTGAGTTTGTAGGTAAGACGGGCAAAGAAAAAAAAGAAGTTGTAGGTCCAGAAGCAAAAAAGCCAATTATAAAAAGTATTAAAAAAAGTATTAAAAAATGATCACTGCATCCAGAACGAATATATTAGCTAAATCTGATAAAATCCTAGTTACGGCCCAGCAGTTAGGACAATGGTTAAACCTTAGTCCTTCTGCTGTCAGTCGTACCGCTTGCGAATTAGAAGAGCTTGAAAAGACTGCAATTGAATTAATCGAAAAATACACCTGGTTAAATTTAATCAGGAAAACTTTTCAAGCTGAGTTTGTTCTGGATAGCTGGTCTTCTATTTGTAGATGGTTGGCAACTAATGAATGCTTATCTTTAGAAAACGGCCCGATTATTGACATAGCTGATATTACAAAAGTCGAATATTTAGATGAAAATGATCAATATGTTGAATGGTTAAGAGGTCCGTCTACCGAACCTGGATTGTATGAAAAAACTACCGAAAGAATTGATTGTCGTGATTGGGCCGTAATTTATTTGCGTGAAGAGATCCCATTTAAAAACAGAATTAACGCAGTTAAAATAAGGATAACTTTTACTGCTGGCTTTTCAGAGGAGAGCGGAAATATAAAAGCTGTGCCAAGTGCTTTATTGTTAGCAATTAAGCAAATTGTTGCATATTTTTTTACTAACCGTGGTGATTGTGATAGTAAATGTTCTATTGGTGGGATCCCTATCCCATGTGTGAGCAAAGGGATTTTAGACAGGTTTTCTGTAGCTCGTACAGTTTTAGGCGGTTCTATAGGCTCAAGTTATGGAGCGTGTAGATGATCGTAAGAAATGGACGTTGTTTAAAAACAATATTTGACAAAATTATACTTTGCGCTGGAACAATGACAGATTTTGGAATTGTATATGAAAAGGCGATACAGGGTACAAGTGCAAACCAGAGCCAGGCATCTATAAAGTTAACTTTTAATTGTGATTGCATGGGTAGGCTGGAAGCGGTTAAACCAACATCTAGAATTGATGGCATTGCTATTAATAGTCAAACGACACATTTGTATTATATGCCTTTTGATAATGATGTATTTAATTTAAATATTGATACTTTATATATTGAAGTTGAAAAAAGCGTTAGTCGAAATAGATTTTTCAAAGTTCAGGCTATCTTAAATCTTGACGAACAGGACGAATATATAGTGTTCACTATGGCAGAGAGAGGGTTTGCAGAGCTAGAGGCGGCAAGGTCATGATTGAAATTAAAGGAAAACAATATATAAAAGAAATCCTTTTAAATAAATTAATTGTGAAACATCAACAAAACATTAAGAACAGTTTTGCTAATCATGGCAGAAGGATGAGTAAATTATTACAAAAAACTATTAAAACAGGATCGAGGTCTGGTAGAGTTTACACTTTTAGAGGGCAAAAATATACAGCGTCAGCACCTGGAGAACCACCAGCTAACAGAACAGGAAAGCTTGCTAATAGCTTCGGGTTTCAATTTAATTATGACGAGATGAATGTTTTTAGCACTGCATTTACAAAAAAAAACAAACCTTACCCTTTGTTTTTAGAAGGCGGGACAGTTAAGATGGACGCAAGACCTTATTTTGCAGTGACATTAGAAAAACATCATAATGAATTAATCAGGGATTTACAAAACTTAAAAGCATGAGTAATTTTACACCGAACAGTATTGCATTACATTTAAAAGAATATCTCCCTTCGTTAACAGACTTGTTTACCGACAAGATAAGTGTTGCTGCTCAAATAATTGCTGGCACTCCTCAAACATTAAGAATTACTCAGCCAGCTCATGGCTATGCAACAGGAAATAGTATTATAACTGTAGATGGATTAATTAATAATCCAATAACAGCAGTAAGTGCATTTACAGACCCGAACGGAGATACTGGGTTTAGATTTACAACAAATAAAGGTCATGACCTTACATTAGACTATGTTGAGACTGTCAAATTATCAGGGTTTACTAATTCAGCTTTTAATTCTACTTTCCCGTTATCCGGAGTCCCAAGTAGGACGCTATTTGAAATCTTATCATCTGAAACATTACCAATATTAAACGGGAACGAAGTCTCTCAGGAATTCTGGGAAATTGGAATTAATGGCTTATTTGAAATTACTGTTGTCGATGCTAATACTTATGATATCTTATTGGCAGATCGCTCAGAGTTTGAGACCGGTGCAGTCCCACAATTATCCGTAATAACAAGTAATAGAATTTCCGTTGCAGCCTCGTTTGAGAGAGCAGAGGCGATATATACACAAAATAAGTTTACTGACCCATGGCTTTTTGTAATCATGGGAGATTATACATTAAGTAAAGATCGGAATATCGAATCAGATGCAACTATGACCATAGTCCCTACTGACGACCAGAGGCAAAGGTCAATAAATACATTTAGCTTAAATACGTTTATCTCCACTGTTGACGATATCGCAGGGGGTGACGCCCAAGAATTGGCATGGAGCGAGATATACACGTCATTATTAGGCTCAATGTCGGGCGTGAAACTTAACCCTTTTGACAATTCTAATTTTGTATCTATTATGGTAGACCACGGATCAACTATATATAATACAGCATACTATGGACACGCTTACACTTTTGAGGTCGTATATGATATAACAGACCTTAATACATTTATTGAGCAGTTTAAACAAACCAGAGCATTCAGAGATATCGCAATCTCTCTAGCTGAGCCGGAGGACGGTTCGAACATAAATTTAGATGAGGAGTAAAACAAATGGATTATAAAGTAAAAAAACCATTTGGAGCTTATCAAGTTGGCAATGTTGTCACTGATGACACTGTCTATATCCGGCGTAAATTAAAAGAAGACCCGGATTGTTTAAGTCCACATAGAAAGATGGATAAAACAGAGAATAAAAATAAAATGGATAATTATTCCATGAACAAGGGAGGTAAATAATGGGTACAACAAGTTTGCCTTTTATCAATGCTCAATTATTGGCGGCTGCTAATGTTGTCGGTCCTGATCCTTACCGTATTCTGATTACAGGCCAAATTCCAACAACGGGGACAGCAGTTGAAGATATTGCTTATGAAGACATTGAGAGAAAAACAAATACTGAAATTGAAACTCTTTTTGGTGTAGATTCAGAATTTACAACCAGAATAAAAAGAGCTAGATCAATAGTCAATGGCTTAGTGCCTCTTGTGGCAATTGGAAAACTTTTTACAGGCACAGGGTTTGCAACCAAAGACTTGCTCGTCACGGGTGCAGCAACCGCAGACGGGACTTTAAAAATTGCTATTATTGATGAGACGTTATTTACCGTCAATGTCTCTGTGCTTGATGGAGATGTCCCGTCAACTATTGCAGCTGCTATAGATACGGCAATCGGTAATTTAACAAATCTACCAGCCTCTAACGCTGTTGTAACTGCAACGGTTACTCTAACAGCCAATGACACCGGAACCTTACCTAATAAGTATACTGCAAAAGTATTACAGGGCGTTCCAGGTGTAGCTATTACTGACGGACAATTTGCCAGTGGCGCAGTTGACCCAACTCTTACAGGTATCTTTGACAATGTTCAGGCTACCAGATTTCATGCTGTATTGTGGCCCTGGGGCGATGATTTCACAGATTTAGATACTTTTTTAAGTGCTAGAAATGTGGTTAACAATGCATTTTTACAGGGCACTGGATATATTGGTTATGATGATTCTGAAGCCAATATTAAGGCTCTGGTCAATGGAGTAACCCCTTTAAACAGTCAAAACCTTTGTTTTATAGGTAATAGAGCGGTTACTGGAGTCAATGTGGTAATCACCCCTCCAGACTGGAGAGCAGCCGAGTTTATAGCAATCAAAGCTTTAAGGCGTACAGACGGAGCAGCGGACATCTGCCTTGAGTGATACAATCGGTGGCCCTGCCGCTGTAAGTTTAGCTCTGTACAATACTCCATTGTCATTAACAAGCTTAACTGATCCTAACTTACTATTCAGCCCCACTGCTCAAGGTAATTTAACAAATGATGGCTACACTATAATCGGAATAAACGAATCGTTTACCGACATGATTACAGGAAACGTTGTAACTACATATAAGTTTAACACCAAAGGTGATCCAGATGTCAGTTTCAAGTACGACAATTATATAGACACCGGGTACTTGGGTCTAGAATTTATTTATAAAAATTTAAAGTCTGGATATAGTCAGTTTAGATTGACCTCTGGTGACTTAATTAATAATAGAGCTATTACAAATTCGCCAAATATAAAGGCTAAAGTTGTCGGGCTGTACAGGACTTTATCCGGGAAAGATTTTATGGTCACCCCTGCGGGTACAGAAGCAGAGCGGTTTTTTAGCAGCAACCTGGAGATAACTCCAGATATAGCAACCGGACAGGTAACAATTACCGGACAATTACCAATACTAACACAAGTTAGACGATTTGATATAGCTTTTCAATTAAGCTTTACAATAGGAGGATAAAAATGGCATTATCAGTACCAGGTATCAGCATTAATGACGTAGCAATAGCAATAGTCCCGAATAGCTACAAGTCAGTATCAGGACAGGGAGAAATTAAAGTAACCTCCACTTCAAACGGTGGTAACTCGGTTGAAATTATCCATACTGAAGATGCAGAGAATAAGTTTGGAAAGGTTTCGTTTAAGGTAAAAAATACAAACGAAAATAAAGACAGGTTCTTGCTGCTAAAACCCTTAATCCAGGGTATCAGAGTACAGGCAACCCAGCTTTTTCAAACAGGTGAAACTTTAAACGCCGGGTCTTTTCTTAATGATCCAGACTGGGAAGCTTCAGCAGACGGTGAGGTTGAATGGGAATTTGCGGGTGATCCTTTAGCATATGCACAGTAAGTTTTTTTAATAACCAGGAGAAAAAAAAAGAATGAATTTTAGAAACAAAGAAATACAAACAGGTTTGAAGACCAGCCGTTTAGATGGACGGTTGGTTATTCACACTAAAGAACCATATGAAATTACTATTGACGGAAGAGGTAATAACAGAAAAATTATAATAGCAAAAGAAGCGAAACACTCAGCCGAAGGGCTTTTATTGGACCTTGAACAATGTTTTGTAGCTGCTGCTAATAGTGCAAGCCGTGGAGTAAGCGAAGACGACCGTTTAAATGCGGCTGCTGTTAATGCAGCAAAAGAAGAAAGACCTTTCTGGGATATAGATTGTCCCTCTGAAAAAGAGATTAATGAGCAGGCGTTCGGCCTTGAGTCTGTGATGAAATCAACAATGGTAATTAAGATGAGTACTTTCATGCAGATGTTTAAGAGTCTTATTATGAAGACACATGTACTAGAAACTGACACAGGTAAAACTATAGGGGGTGTTGTCTGGGAGAGGATCAGTTTAAACGACAAGCAAAATATTGCATTTAAATATTGCGCTTTTTTCGCCAATCCCTTTCAACGTCTTGCCGAGTCGTCACCAGACGAGGACGAGAAACAACAGAACGAAGTAGTAGACGATTAACCGAAGGGGTTAGGGTTTGCCATGCGTTGGAAGGGTCAATCAATTTGTTGGAATATTTAGACCTGCCGTTTGCTACCAGGCAGGTGATAATAAACGAAGTCAGCAAAATTAAGAAAGAAATAGATAATAAGATAAAGAAGTAATAATGGCGTTTTCAATAAATTACATTTACAAACTTATCGATAAGTACTCCCCGCAATTAAAAAAAATGACAGCGGCCGCTAAAAAGTTTGATGCTGGTGTTGGTCGGATGCAAAAAGGTCTGGGCAAAATGCAAGCTGGTCTTGCTGCAACTGGTGGACGTCTTGCCAATATGCAAACAGGCCTTGCAAGTCTTGGGGCGGGCATGTTCCTCAAGAGCGCGATGGAAGAAAGTTTAAAGTTTAACAAAGCTTTGAACATGACAAACGCTGTTATTCAGGATTTGTCAGCGGACAATCTTGATCTATTAAGACAGAAGGCTTTAAAGTGGGGAGCTGAAACCCAGTTTAGCTCAGTCATGGTTGCTGATGCAATGGCAGAGTTCGGAAAAAAAGGCATGCAAGTCAACGAAATACTTGCTATAATGCCTGGGACAATGGCTCTTGCTGCATCGGGTGAAATGTCGATGGCAGAAGCCGCCATGTTTACAACCGATATACTTGCCCAATTTGGAAAGCAAGTTGATGAGGCTGGAGGGGTCAGTGATCTATTAGCAAAATCAGCTAGTGTCACGGCGACCAGCGTAACTGAAATGGCTATGGTTTTTCAAAACTCTGGAACAATGGCTCGTATGGCTGGAATAGGAATACAGGATACTGCAATTGCAGCCATGGCTATGGCGAAACAGGGACAAAGAGGATTTGAAGCCGGTACAAAATTAAAAGGAATGTTCATTGCTTTACAGAATTTATCAGGCCCGCAAAGAAAAGCATTACAAGGTTTAGGTGTCGACATTGATAAATATAGAAATTCTGTTACCGGTCAGGTTACTGACCTCTGGGGACTAGTCGCTGCATACAAAGCCTCTGGAGATGAGGGCATAGGCATGTTAAAAACTGTCATGCCTAATATTAGAGCAGGGCAGGCTTTTGCAACATTGCTAAATACTGAAACGAGTGATTTAGACAAATTTACTCAGGCCGCTTTAAATAACGCTGGAGCAGCCGATAAAATGAAAGAGAAGTTAATGGCTGGGCCTGTTGGGGCAATGATCAGGTTGCAAAGTGTTACAGGCAACCTAAAAGTAATGATAGGGGGCTTCACCTCAGAGGCCTTATTGCCTTTAATCGAAAAGCTTACCGTTTGGCTTGGCAATATGCAACAGAACAACCCTGAGATGTTAAAAATGATAACAAACTTTTTAATCGGAGTTACAGCCGTAGGGGCCATGATAATCCCTATTGGATTGTTAGCCGCTAGCTTAAGTAGTTTAATTGGTTTATTTTTATTATTAACTAATGCTGTGAAAATGCATACAATAGCGACTAAAATAGCTTCTTTTTTCACAAAGATTTGGTCTGGCGTTCAAGCTGTGCTTAATGTGATTATGGCGGCTAACCCTATTGTTTTAATTGTATCGGCAATAATATTGCTAATAGGCATAATTGTCCTTGTTATTCAAAAGACAATAGGATTTAAAAAAGTCTGGCAGGGTGTAACAGATGTTTTCTGGATTGTTGTGGATGCGATAAAAACCGGAGCAATGTTTATCTGGGATGTTTTATTAAAATTATATAACAGTCCTTTTTTCAGGTTATTAAAAATATTATTAGCACCATTTTTTATTGTTCCTATTTTAATAATTAAATTTTGGGGGCCAATAAGCACAGTGTTTAAGATATTGTGGCAGGTAATCAAAATTGGAGTAACAACTTCCTTGGCTTTTTTTGCTATGCTAGGTCGAGGGATAGGCTCAGGCATAAGGGCGGGTGTAGCTTTTGCTTTAAGCGGCATTAGAAAAATATGGACAGGGTTTAAAAGTTTATTAGATAATCCTTTTTTTGCAGCATTAGCCACTATATTTTTACCTTTTCTAACAATCCCTGCGCTAATACAAAAACATTGGGAACCTATAAAAGCCCTATTCGGCTGGATATGGGATAAGTTAAAATTGATCGGTGGTATAGCAAAATGGTTTTTTGGGTTTGGAGATAATCCTTTGGCTAAAAATATGTCTACCCCTCCATCTGGGTTAGCACCACCAGCCGCAAGCCCAAATAGAACGGTAGTAGATGCCTCAGCCTCTGTGTCAGTGTACACCGAGGACAACATGAAAACAGCCCCCTTTATAGCAAGTGGTAATTTAGGGTATAATTTGAGAACTCAGGAGGCTAGATAATGGCTTCCAGGCTTGAGCAATTATTACCGGCTAAATATAAAAATATACCTTTTTTTGTACGCAAAGAGGCCATTACTCAGATAGGTCAAAAACGGATTAAACATCAATACCCAAATGCAGCCAGTGTGTATGGTGAAGCACAAGGTAAATCCCCTTTTGATTGCACTATAAATATCTTTTTTGCTGGATCAAACTGGAGAGATGATTATAGTAGATTCAAACAGGCGTTAGAACGATCAGCCCCTGGACGGCTACAGCTTCCAACTTTTGGATTGTTTAATAATATCGTAGCAATGCCAGCAAGTGCCGAGGCTGGGCAAACATCGATTGGCGAAATCTCATTAAGTGTTAATTTTTTTGAGACTATTGAACGCCCTGCACCGACAACGGCAACTCTAACCGAAGAGGATGCGTCAGCAAAAGCCCAGGAAGCAAGGGAAGCAATGCGAGAAGAGTTTGACAATGCTTATGAAACCCCAGCAACCGCTAATAATTTAATTACAGCTTCGGATGATTTAAAAAAACTTGGCGAAAAAGTTAGCAAAATAACAAAAAAAGTCAGAGAATTCAGAAGCTATGTTCGAAAGGTGGACAGGTTTGTTAAGAGAGGGGAAAGGATAGCTGCAATATTATTAACCCCTGGTTCTCCTCAAGGTTATTTGCAATCAGTTGCTGACTCTCTAAAAGCGACTTTAGGGTTTAATCTTGCAAAACAAATGGCAAAAGTAGGCGAACAGTTAAGTAATAAAATGAATGAGATTGTTAATGATATTACCCCTGTTCCATCATCCATAGTGCCCAAATTACCAGGAGATTTTATTTTTGATCCTCTTGTTCCGGCGTGGGATAATGACAATGTGGAAAGACAGCAAAGGAACAATAATAGATATACAGTTACTAATACTTTTAGATTAGCTGGTTTAATCTCAATGTATGAGGTGGCAGCAGCAATTAGTTATACAACTACAGATGAGATTACAGAAATAAAAAATACACTGGAAGAATTTTATATTAAATTAGTTGAAGATGACACAACGAATGTTGTCATACAAACACTAAAACCTATACTGGATGAGCTAAAAGGGATTACTGAGGCCGTATTACAAAATAAAGCACAGAATACCTTCAATACGATCACAATCAAAATCAGGCGACCTATTCCAGCCCCTTTGTTGACATATTGGCTGTATGGCGAATACCTCAGAAATCAAGAGGACTTAGCTAATATTGGAAACGTTATCATAGGTCTAAATACAGATAAACCAGCACATAAACTAGTCGGCGATGTAAAAATATTGGAGTTAGGATAAAATGAGTATTACAGTTAGAGTTAACGGAAACCCTTTTGATCTCTTCAAAAAAGTGTCAGGGTCTAGCTCAATAGACAACTTTACAAGCGAGGCTCAAATAACAGTAACTGAACAGGTCAATAATCAATCATTTATTATCTCTGGAGACTTGGTGCAAATATCTCTGGACGGGTTCCCTAAAATTACAGGGTGGGCAGAAAAAGCGACCGATTCAGAAGATACGGGATCCCATGACGTTTCTTTTCGTGTGAGGGATAAGACAGCTGATATTATAGATTCCACTGTCCCCGATAATGTGAAAGTGTTGAAAGGAATAAAAAAATTTAGTCAGCTCTGTGAATTAGTTGTAACTGGCTTAAAATTAGATATGAAAGTCATTGATGAGGTCGGAGCTACTTTTTCTGATGATTTAAAAGCTGCTAAAGTTGGGCAAAATGCTTTTGAGTTTTTGCAGGAATATGCTAGAAAAGTTCAGGTATTCCTGACCACAGATGGTGAAGGGAACATCCTTATAACAAGACCTAAACTCACTTTAAAAACATGGTTGGTAAATATTCCTGGATCACCTCAAACGAATATATTGAAATCTACTTTTTTGCTGGATGACAGCAAGAGGTATAATAAGTATACTGTTAGAAGCAATAATAATGTTACAGCTAAAAGAAAGATCAAAGGCAACTTAAATAATAAAGGAGTGGCTTTTGATACCGAGATTAGAGAGTCTAGAATATATGAAAAAATTGCCGAATCACCTATGACCTCAGCTCAGTGTAAAAAAGCAGCCGAGGAAGAGGCAAACATTAGACGGGCAAGAGCTTTTTCTTATGATTGCTCTACCGCTGGTTTTTCAGCCAATGGCGAATTGTGGGACGATGGTAAATTTGTCAATGTGAAAGATGAAAAAAAACAGGTAATAGGAAAGTTCTTAATTCAATCCACATCTTTTACGACTGGTGGTGAAATTATGAGTTTTAAATTAACTGTACCCGATGCTTATACAGTTGTGGCCTCACCTACTGCTCAGACAAAAGCAATAGCAAAACCAGCGACAACTTATACAAAAAAAGAAACGGGGACACAACCACAAAAAGCAAAACAAATATTAAGCCCAAATAAATCAAGCCAGGCTAACCCAGACAATAAAAACTTTGATTGGAATAAGAAAATGGATTTCTTCAGGAAAAATTTTACTTTTGATGGATCATAAATGAGTTTACAAAATTTAATAAAACTTTCAGAAAAATTAAAGACCCTTGATCCTAATATAATTGAAATAGAATTTTTGGGTAAAGCCCCCCAACCTGCAACAAAAATAAATCCTTACGGGTTATTTAACAATCCCAAAGATGAATCAAATGCAATTGTGTTTGAGCCAGAAGCTAATGAAGATTCTTTATTAGCTTTGCCAATTGACCCCGATAATTCAATGACGCTTGACGATAGTGAGGTTGCGATCGGGATTCCAACACAAAAAGCAAGAATAAAGTTTAAAAATGACGATACAATAATATTTACAATTGGAGATACTGAGGGCGGTGATTTTGCTGTAAGATATACCCCTTTAGAGACTGCATACAATGATATGAAAGATAAACTTAATGATTTGATAGAAAAATTTAACTTACATATACATACAACTACGGCAACAATTGGAGCAACGCCAACTGTGGGTGTAATATCACCAACAACATCAACCGAAACTCCAGCAACAACATTAATAGATGATGCAAAAATAAAAGAAATTGAGGTTCCAGAAGTATGAGTATACAAGATTTTGCAGTTGAACAAAAACCAGATTCTACTTTTGAGATCATTATTGATGTTAAAAATAGAATATATAAAACTACAGACGGCCTTGACACTGCTGCATTTTACCAATTGTTTACCGATAAAAGAGCGTCCAGAGATGAGATTGCAAATCCGTTGGAACGTCAAGGGTGTATTATTGACATATTAACTAAGCCCGACAATTATGAATTAGGATCATTATTACACCTGAAAAGACAGAATAGAAATACAATTAACGACCGTAACGATATTAAAACTTTTAGCGTGGATGCTTTAAACTATTTTGTTGCAATTGGAGCAGCAAAAGAAGTATCAGCCGAGGCCGTAGGAGACAGGGTTGAAGGCATAATAAAAGTAGAGGCAGACCAGTCAATTAAATATAGTGCATTGTGGAGAAATACAATTGATAACACTTAAATCATTTGTCGATTTTTTCCGACTAACAACGGGAAAATTTAATAAAGAAATTCCATCTATCGAGCCTACAATTGAAGGCTCGCTTGCCAAGGCGTTATCGGCTTCCGCTTCGGCTGTGGGCGTTGGCCTTCAGGACGGCGTAAAAGATGCAGCAAAACAAGCTTTCTGGAAAACCGCAGAGGGCGAGAACCTTGATGTAATTGCAGAATATGACCAGATTGAAAGGTTCGATCCTCAGTCTGCAAATGGAGACGTTGCTGTAACCGGAGTCTTAACAACAATAGTCTCGGTAGACGAAGAGTTAACAGCAAACGGATTTACGTACAAAACATTACAAGATAGCTCTGTTCAAAATTATACAGATTCTATTACTTTAACTTTTGCTGGTGGGATTGTTACCGTTGTAACCTCGGCTGCTCACTCTTTGAGTACAAATTTAGAGGTTACAATTTCGGGAGCTACCCAAACAGATTACAACGGGACTTTTTCGATAATTGTACTTGATGATAATACTTTTACATATGAGTTGACGGCAGGGGCTTTAACAAACGACAGCGGAACATATGACTCAATCTATGTTTTACTGGATGTTGAATCAGTAGAAACTGGAGCAGCAACTAATCTCGCATCTGGAGCCTCTCTGGTTATTGATGTGACTGACATAAATGACACTGCATATGCTGGCTCTAATGGCGTGGCTGGCGGATTAGATGAAGAGAGTCAGGAAGATTTTAGAGAACGAGACGGAGATGTTCACACTTTGACCCCCGGCATTGCAACTATCCCGTCAGTAACAGCAAGTGCAAAATCAATTCCGGGCAACACTAGAGTTTTTGTTGTTAGGCCGATTAAAGGTGTTAGCGGTGGAACTCCTGGGCAACCTGGATATTTACCTCAAGCAAATGAAACAGTTGTGTACATCCTGAGAGATGAAGACCCCAGTATTTTACCAAGTCAAGAATTATTAACACAAACAAAAAATCAAATTATAAATGATGGACAATGGCCTTCTTACTTGCCGTTAGGTAATTTATATGTATTAGCACCAATCTTAGTGCCTCAAGATTTTGTTTTTGCTTTAATTGCCCCCAATACTATAACAATGCAAAATGCAATAACAGATCAGTTGGTAGGTTTTTTTGAAGACAATGCGTTGCTTGCAGGAACTATAAAATTATCTGATGTTACAAAATTTATTGACCTTATCCAGGATCCTGGAACGGGTGACTTTTTGGCCTCTTATACACTGACTACGCCGTCTGCTGATTTAGTTGCTGACTCAGGAGAAATCTTTACGCGGGGAACTGTAACTTTTTAATGAAAAAAATAAATGATTATAAAAGTTTAAATGATGAGCAATCACAAAATTATTATGCAGATCATACCCCAAAAGGAAAACTATTAGCTAACAGGTTCGATCTTGATAGTCCGATGTATAAATTAATATTATGCTTAGCTACATTTATTAAAATTGTAACATCTCAAATAGAAGTTTTAATTAAGAATTGGAATATAAATAAAACCGAAGAATTGTTGTCAGAGTGGGAAGCAGACGCTAAGATTCCAGAAAGATTTCCCAGACGTGAAACATTAGCTGACAGAAGGGAAGCGGTCAAAAGGTTAATATCAAGAGTTCCTGTTTATAATATTAGAGACAGTGAGCAAACAGTAAATGATTATACAACGTTCGAAAGATACATTGAAATAATGACAGGGATCACGGTCGAAATTACAAACGGTGATACTGTAGGTGCCTCTTTTCCATTACAGTTCCCAGTCGTTTTCGGAGCCGAATTTTATGGGAGTCTTTCCCATTTTACGATTAAAGTTCCAGGAGAAGGACAACCACCTAACAACTTTTTTCCGTTGCCTTTTCCCGTTATATTTTTTAATCCTGGGTTAGCTCAAGCGCAAATTGATCTTTTGACACGAGTAGTTGAAGAAATAATACCAGCATACTGTAGTTATGAATTTGAATTATTACCAACATAGGAGTTAACAAATGTTAGACATATCAGATAAAACCGATGGGTTGCCACCTCCAGGAGGACAGTTGCCATCAACAGAATACAATGATCACAAAAACGAAAATCAAGCCCTGGTTGAAACGTCAGGTCAAACGTTAGATATCTTAAAAACTCCTGCCCAGGTTCCTAGAGCGGCTTTTATTTACGGCACAGCTGCGGCTAGCGTCCAGGATTCAGGTTCAGATAATACAATAATTCTGGTCCCATTAACCGGGTTAAATGGTCTAAAAGTCCCTGATGTTTATGTGCAATTTGAAGGGTCTATAATCGAATTTACAAAAGTTGCATCTAATTCAAGCTCGGCTGTGACCGTCAATATAGGACAAACAACAGGTACAGTATTAGGAGCCAAGGACCTAAAGAAACACAACGGGAACGCTCTTGATATAGGCGAAGTAGTTGGGAGATGCCGAATCATCTGGAATAACAGCTCAGACGAATGGCGATTAATCAGCACCCACGAAAATGCTTTTACAACTCAAATGAAAGGGTATAAAAACGGGGTAACATTAATAGACGATGGAGGGACATTAAAAGTAAGTCCTGGTAATTTCCAATGGCAGAAACCAGACGGGTCATTTGAAAATGTTAGGATAATGACAGAAAAGACAGTCTTGAATGAGGCCACTGTAGCTAATTCTTTTATCTACACCGTTTATCATGACCTTACAGACCCAACCATTATAAAGGTAGATAATGCTGAAAGAGTCGCTGAACCTGTCGGAGCAGCCCCTATACAGACAGCGTGGACAACCTTAATTAACGGCAACGGAGCCCAAAGCGAATGGGACCCTCTGTCAAATTCGTTAAAAGTATTTTCCGACTCCAGCCGGATATTAGGATTTATTTTAAAAGATAGCGGTGGAAATTGGGATTTTGAAGAATATTGCAATTTTTATAACGGCTCTGATTGTCAGGGCAGAAACTTGATAGGTTCATGGGACAGACAAAGCGGAAACCAGAATGTACATAGATATGATCATAATACTGTGTTGACAACTACAAGCGCAACAGGTCAGCCATATATTGCTTATTATGTGGCTTTGACTTATATATATCCCGTCAAATGGGTTGCCCCTACCGTCCAAAACGATCTGGATGGGACTCTTACCTGGATAAGAGCTGGAAACTGGGCGGCTACTGGAGCTCTTGATGGACCAGCAAAATTAGACCAGTTAACAGCAATTGCATTTAGTGACGTCAACACAGCAACAGGCCGGTTCTCGTATAGAGTATCCGGGCCATTTAAATTATAAATTTTAGGAGAAACACAGAATGAAAGACATTTTTACAGCACCTTATATTTTTTACACGCTAAGTGTATTATGTATAATATTATTGCTTGTAGCTGGCTCGGGGTATACAATAATAAGCGATGTATTTACGATAAAAAAAGACAACCCGAATAAAAAAGTAGACAATATGCTTGCTAAAATAAAGGCCCAGATGCATGCAAGTACAGACATGAAAAAAGGCACTCAATTTGCAATTAGCGAATTGTATGGAGTCGTATTAAAAGAGTACATAAATGAAAATAAACTGATTGTAGACAGCAACTTAATCAGGCTTAACAAAGATCAATATAGAGCTTTAATAAAGTTAATTAATGCCGAGTGTGAAGTGATTACAGTTAAGCGATTTATACATGATAACCATTTATTTAGATATGATAATAAAACAGAGTGGACTGCCGAAAAGATGAGGACTGTCAAATTGTATTTAGATACTGGCAAAGAAATTCTAAATGCTCATTATGGTGATAACAACATGTTTATGCCTTTAGATTATTGGGTGATTAACGCAAGTAGTCGTCTATTTCTAATAATCAAAGACCACACTGAAATTTTATTAGAGAAATTGAAAACAGAAAGCGACATTTACAAGAGACAAAATGAATAAACAAAAAATACGCCTTATTATAGGCTTATTTACTGGGGTCGGGTTCTTTG